GGCCAACAGGCCAGCTGGGGGCCGATGCAGGTGATGGGCGCGGTGGCGCGGGAGTTTGGTTTTACGGGCCATTTCCCGGGGCTGTGCGAGCCAAAAACCGGAATCCTCTACGGCATTTTGCTGCTGCAGCGCCTTGAGGGCCGGTACAACACCTGGAGCGCGGTGATTGCGGCCTATAACGCGGGCAGCGCTCGGTTTGCTGACAACGGCGAGTTTGTTAACCAGGCCTATGTGGACAAGGTGCGCAAGTACTGGCCAGTCCATGAGGGGACGGAATGAGCGCCCCGGACTTGCCCTTCCCCGACTGGCACCGGGCGCTAAAACAGCTTGCCAGAGAACGGGGAGGCTCCGCCGCCGATGCAGATGCCTGGTACTCCGAATGGGAACTTGGCAAAACGCCGGAACAAGCGTGGGCCGACGCGTGGGGTGACGAATGAGTGCCGGCACCCGCGTCATTGGGGTTAACGGTATTCGCACCGACGGTGGCGGCAGTACGGATCGGCTGCTCCAGCGGCTGGGCAGCGGCATGACCGTTTTCGATTTTAACTATGACCGGGTGAACGTGCTCACCGCCCGGTCGCGGCGGCGCCAGCGGCGCATTGGCCGCCAGCTGCGTGACCTGACCCACGCCGGTGATCACGTGGTGGCCCACAGCTACGGCGCGCTCGTTGTACTGCGGGCGATGGAGGCCGGGGCGCAGTTTGGGGCGGTTTTTTTGTTCGGTCCGGCGATGGGCCAACGGGAGTACTTCCCGGCCCAGGGGGCGCGGCAGATCCACATTATTAGTAACCCGGCCGATCGGGCGATTGGGCTGGGAGCGCTGCTTTACCGCCACGATTTTGGCCGCATGGGTCGCGATGGCTACCAGGGCCCGCCGGACGATCGCGTGGTTGATTTTCGCACCCGCGACGAGGGCGCGGATCACGGCCTGCTGCACCATTCCGACTATTTTCTGGGCGCCAGTCTCAACGGCTGGGCGCAGTACGTGGGCCGACATATCCGGATTATGGGTGATGGATGACCTCGACCGGGCAAAGATTCTGGAAATGCGCCAGCGAGCCGATGCCCTGGCGGCGCAACAGCGCCGGGCGCAAATCACGGATGAGCCGCTGTTGGTTAATGGCCAGCGCCTCTGTTTGGATTGCGAGGAGGTGATCCCCGCTGAGCGGCTGGCGGTACAACCGGAATCGGTGCGCTGCGTGCCGTGTAAATCAATTCACGAACGGGGGCAAGGCTGATGGACATCGCAGCGGTTATTGGGGCGCTGCTCGCCGCGGTCACCCTTTTGCTGGGGCTGATGAAGTCGATGACCGGCTCGGTAAAAAACGAGCTGTCCGCCCGGGACGTTGAACAGGAAAAGTTGATTACGAAACTGCGCGCTGACCTGGACGAGACGGGGCGAAAAGTGTCGGACACGCGCTCAGAGATGCACGGCGACTATGCCAAACGGGTCGACCTCGAGGCGGTCGAACGCGGTCTGCGCGATGACGTTAATAAAGTATTTGAGGTGGTTAATGCGGTCAGCCGGGACCTGAACCAGATGATCGGTGAATTCAGAGCCCTGAACCAGATGAATCAGATGAATCAAGCGCAGGAAAACCGCGGGGGAAAAAATGGGTGACACGGCGATAAAAGCGAGCAGCTACCGCAACCGGCTCCGACGGCTGCGGCTGTTGCAGTCGCTGTACCTGGCCTACCCGGACCCGCTGGGCGAGGGGCTGCTGCTGGAGTTTGCCAAAGAGGACCCGGAGTTAAGCCCCGGCACCACGCAGGTGCGGCGCTCGTTGCAGTACCTGCACGATATCGGCTTTGCCGAGATACTCAGTAAAACGTCACCCGATGGCGGCGAGCTGTGGGTGGCCAAGGCGACGCCGGCCGGGGTGGATTATCTGGAGGGTGACGATCCCGGTCTGCCGGGTATTCGCCACCCGAGCGAATTTTTAACCGGCGGGCGCGGCTAGTGCCGGGGCGTAGCAAAGTCGGCGCGTTACCGGCGGACGCCCGCAGTTGGCTGGATGGCGAGCTGGTAAAGCGCCAGTTTGCTGACTATGAGGAGCTGGCTGCCCTGCTCGCCGAACAGGGATTTGAGATCAGTAAATCGGCCGTGCACCGCTACGGCGAAAAGCTGGAGCGCAAGCTGGCCCGAATCGCTGCCAGCACCGACGCCGCCAAGGCGATCGCCGCGACCACGCCGGATGCCGAGGACGCCCGCAGCGCCGCCCTGATTGGCCTGACCCAGACCGAGCTGTTTGATGTGCTGCTGACGCTCCAGGAGTCCACCGAGGCTGACGCGCCGACCCGGGTAAAGCTGCTGGCCCGTGCCGCCACCAGCGTGGCCCGGCTGACCCGCGCCAGTGCGGCGCAAAAACGATTTGCCGATGAAGTGCGGGAGCGGCTTAACCAACAGAAATCAGCGGCGGCAGACAAGGTGGCGGCGCTGGGTAAAAAGGCCGGGCTGAGTCCGGAGGTGGCTAACCAGATTCGGGCGCAGATTCTGGGCATCGAGATCGACACCTAACCGATGGCCGATTTAGTCATTGACCTGACCGACGAGCTGCGCGACGAGTGTCTGGAACTGGTTGAGGATCAGCAGCGAAAACGCGAAACCCGGCACCTCGACGGCGCGGAAGTGCCCGCGATTTTGCTGCCGTATCAGATCCGCTGGCACGAGGATAAATCGCCGGTTCGCGTTGGCGAAAAAGGCCGACGAATTGGGTTTAGCTGGGGCGCGATGGCGGCGGAGGCAACGCTTGAAGCGGCCGAGCAGGACGGCATGGATCAGTTCTATGTGGGCTACAACCTGCCGATGGCGGCCGAGTTTATTGGCGACTGCGCTTTTTTTGCCCGGGCGTTCGGCCTGGCAGCGGGCGCCATTGATGTGGGCCTTGAGCATGCGGTGATCAATAACGAGCGGCGGGATATCGTCAAGTTCTCGATCACCTTTTCCTCCGGTTTCAAGATCGAGGCACTCTCGAGCAACCCGCACAATTTTCGCGGCCGCCAGGGCCACGCCCGGATTGATGAGGCGGCTTTTCATAGTGACCTGGCGGAGCTGATTAAGGCGGCGATGGCGTTTCTGATCTGGGGCGGCCGGGTCGATATCGTCAGCACTCACAACGGCGTGGACAACCCGTTCAATCTGCTAATTCGTGAGATCCGCGCCGGCAAACTTAACTACTCGCTGCACAAAAACGATTTTGACCAGGCGCTGGCAGACGGGTTTTATAAGCGGATCTGCCTGGTGCAGAAAAAAGAGTGGTCGCCAGAGGCCGAGGCCGAATTCAGGGCGCATATCGTCGAGCAGTACGGCGACGGCGCCGACGAGGAACTGTTCTGTATTCCCGCCCAGGGCAGCGGCACCTACTTTCCGCGAACCATTATCGAGCAGTGCCAGGACGACGCTATTCCAACCATCCGGTTTGCTAAACCGAACGAATGGGTACTGGATGACGGACGCCTGGCAGAAACCGACCAGTGGATAGCCGACAACCTGAAACCCCTGGTCGACAACATGCCGGGCCTGCGCACGGTGCTCGGGCAGGATTTTGGTCGCAGCGGCGACCTGTCGGTTATCTGGCCGCTGCAGGAGACGGCGCCGGGGGTCTGGCGCACGGCCTTTTTGCTGGAGCTGCGCAATATCCCGTTTGACGTTCAGCAGAAAATTATCTTCTGGCTGCTCGACAACGTGCCGCTGTTCCACCACATGAAATTTGATGCCCGCGGCAACGGCTCGTCTCACGCCGAGGCGGCCTTGCAGAAATACGGCCCGACTCGCATTGAATGCGTGATGGCCACCGCCGCCTGGTACGCGGCGAACTTCCCCGGCTACCGGAGCGCCTACGAGGATAAATCGATCATCGTGCCCGGCGGCGAGGATGTGATTGCCGATCACCGACGGGTGAAACTGGTGAAGGGCCGACCGACGATGGACGACGGCCGCGACAAGGGTAGCGACGGCAAACAGCGCCACGGCGATAGCGCAATCGCCGGGCTGCTGGCCTGGGCCGCCACCCGCCAGGAGGGCCAACCCGCCGCCGGCGAATCCGTTGATGCCAGCGGCGATGAATATCGATCGAGCCGGGGCATTGACCGGAGCAGTCCCGGCGGGCGGATGTTTGACCGGGGCAGTCAGCGCATGTTTAGCCACCGAAGGACCGGCTGATGGCTAACGGGCCCGGTTTTCTCAGCGCCGCTGTGAGCGGCTGTCACGGCATTGAGTGCGGGCGTAGTCGCACTGAATGGCTAAAAAGCCGTTTTAACGGCCTCTTAACACTTTTTAACAGGGGTATGGGCAGATGGCTGGGGTGATTAATTGGCTCGGCAACAAAATTTTCGGCGAACCGGCGGCTGAGCCGGTGGTGGAAACCGTGCGCGAGGCCGCCGGGGCGACGGTGGACGCGGACGATCATCTCTACCGTAAATTAACCGGCGACGGCCAGCGGGATCTGTCGCCGATGAACCAGGCGCGAATGCAGAGCCTGGCCTATTACCTGTGGGAGTCCAACCTGATCGCCAACCGGCTGATTGAATTGCCGCTGGCGTTTTTGCTGGCGGACGGGGTGGAGCTGACGGTAAAAGCGGCGGGCGATACGGGCGATGAATCGGTAGAACCGCTGCAGGAAGTACTGCGCAAGTTCTGGCGCGACCCGATCAACGCGATGGACATGAAATTAGAGAAAAAAGTTCGCGAGCTGGCACTGTATGGCGATCAGTGCTGGCCGGCGTTTGTGAACGAGATGACCGGCCACGTGCGGCTGGGCTATATCGACCCCTGCGATATTGACGTGGTGGTGACCGATCCGGACAACATCGAGCAGCCGATCGGCGTGGTGACCAAAAAAGACAAAAAAGGCAACTTTAAAAAACTGCGGGTGATTGTGCCGGGCGAGGAGATGGATCTGTTCACCCAGCGCACGCGGCGGATCCGCGCGCTCGATTTTACCGACGGCGAGTGTTTCTATTTCAAGGTTAACGACCTGAGCAATTCCAGCCGCGGGCGCAGTGACCTGCTGGCACAGATTGACTGGCTGGACAGTTACGACGAGTTCATGTTTGGCGAGCTGGACCGGTCGCAGTTTATGCGGGCGTTTATCTGGGACGTGACTCTGACCGGCGCCACGCCGGACGAGGTGGACGAGCGCGCGAAAAAAATCACCGTGCCCAACCCCGGCAGCGTGCGGGTGCATAACGATTCCGAAACCTGGTCGGCGGAGTCGCCGGACCTGCAGTCGGGCGATACCGAGACCGTGGCCCGGCTGATGCGTAACCACATGCTGGGCGGCGCCACGGTGCCGGAGCACTGGTACGGCGGCGGCGGCGACGTGAACCGCGCCACCGGCGAGAGCATGAGCGAACCCACGCTGAAAATTCTCAGTCAGCGCCAGCGGCGGCTGAAATACATCCTCGAGTACATGGGCCAGTTCGTGGTGCTGTCTGCGCTGCGGGTGCGGCCGGAGCTGCGCGTGGCCCACGATGGATTTGAACTGGAGGCGGTATTCCCCGAGATGTCGCCCAAAGACACCAGCAAGTTTGCCGCCGCGCTGCAACAGGTGGCCACGGCGGTGGTGATTATGATCGACAACGGGCTGGCGGATCGGGCCACGGCGCTGGCGGTGCTGGGCACGATTATTAGCCAGCTGGGGGTGGATATTGACCCGGCCACTCTGCTGGATGACGCGGCCGATGAAAAGGCGGCGCGAGATGCCGAGGACGTGCTCGATGATTTGCCGGAGGACGTGCCCGACGTGCCGACGCCAGCTGGGCCGTTGCAGCCGGTTGAGGACATTGGTTAGCCGGGCCGGTCAGTGACCGACGCCGAACGCAACCGGAAGTTTCTCGCCGAGCGCCGGCGCCAGCTGAAATCGCGGACCCGTATTCAGCGGGATACGCAGAAGGAAATCACCCGACTGTTAAAAACCGCCGAGAAGCGAGCGCGGGAGGCGCTGGCCGCGGCGCCGTCGGATTGGGAACAGTTTTACCTGCCGCAGTTGCAGCGCTCGGTGAATCAGGCCCTGGGCGAGTTTGGCCAGCAGGCCAGCGGCGTGATCAGCACGGCGACGGGTACCAGCTGGCAAGCGGGCATTAACCTGGTGGATCAGCCGATTGCCGCCGGGGGCATTCGCCTCGATGCGTTGTTGCCGTCAATCAATACCGGCCAGCTGCAGGCCATGCGCACCTTTACCACCGACCGCATGGCGGACGTGGGCCTGCGCACGGCGAATAAAATTAACAGTGAATTAGGCCTGGTGGCGATTGGCGCCCAGAACCAGGGCGCGGCCATTGGCAACATTAGCAAGCTGATTAAAGGCAGCCGCGGCCGGGCGACGACGATCATCCGCACGGAGCTGGGGCGGGCTTATTCAGTGGCCAGCCACCAGCGGCAGACGCAGGCAAAGGAGCTGCTGCCGGGGCTAAAAAAACAGTGGCGCCGCTCGGGCAAATTACGCGACCGGCCCCACCACACGAGCATTGATGGACAAATTCGGGAGACCGAGGAGACCTTTACCCTGGGCAACGGGGTGGCGATTTTGCACCCGCGCCACCCGGCCGCTCCGATTAAGGAGGTGATTAACTGCGGTTGCGAGAGCCTGCCGTTTATGGAGAGCTGGGAAGTACAGAACCCAGGCCGCAAACCCTTTTCGCCGGACGAAATTGCCGCCGATCCGTTTAAGCGGGATCTGCAAACGGCGCGGGACGATCTGGCGGCCGGGGCGGCCAAGCCGTCGCGGGGTGAAAAACTGCCACTGGATAGCGCGATTAAGGCCGGCCGGCGGGAGCTGGACGCCGTGCTTGGCGGTGCCACTTCGATGCCGCACGAGCAGTTTAAGCGCCGGCTCACCGAGCGGCTGGCCAGCGCGCGGGACATGAGCGGCACGGCTAAGGTGGTGACCCGCGGCAAAGGGGCAACGCTGATCAAGGCGGCGTCGGCGGATTTTCCGCGGGAGTGGGTCACGGCGGCCGATAACCTGGGGCCGCTGCACACTAAATCGACGACGGGCCGGGCGTTTCAGCTCACGATGCCGCGGTCTGGATCGACCCGGATCGGTGGATTTGGCTCGCGCCAGGTGGTTAAAGGCGAGGGGTTTATTGCGGCGGGCAACGCCAACGCCGCCACCCACGAATACGCCCACCGCCTGCAGCACGCAATGCCGGAGCTGGACGATTATTTTCAGGAACTCCACGGCCGCCGCACGGCCGGTGACCCGCTAAACCGCCTGGCAGAGCTGACCGGTAACCGGCGATACGGGCCGGAAAGAGCCCGAGAAGATGGCTACATTGACCCCTATTTCGGCAAGGAGTACCGGTTACCCGGGGAGTATTACAGCGGCCGCCACGGTGCGCTCGAGGTAATGACCATGAGTGTTGAGGCCCTGCTATCCCCGCGCACGGACGTTGATTTTGAGCGATTTATCCGCGAAGATCGGGAGCTGGCGGAACTGACCACGGGGCTGCTATTTAACTATGCGCCATGAATTTCAGTTAGAGAGAACCGGACCGGGCCAAGGCGGAACCCTGATATGGGATTCGGTCAGCGGCGCGCTGTCCGGTGACCTGGCGACGGAGATGGAACAGCGGATTGCTGCCGCCGAGCGGGACGGTTACGTGGTCAGCCATCCCTACCCCACGCAGTACCGGGTGAAAGACCCCCGCCACGACGAGGGCGATTTTGCGGCGGTGCTGGGTGCCGGCTTTAAGGTGCCGGCCAGCTTGATCGACAAACTGCCGCCGGAACCGCCCGAGGAAGCGTTCGACGCAACCCCGATTTACTAGCCCGACCCGGCTAGCCGGCCCGCTCCGCGCGGGTTTTTTTGTACCCGGTGGTTGCTCCGCTGCCGCGAGACCGTCCCTCTGAATCATTAAACCAGTTTTTTTAGTCCGCCCCGGTGCGGCTGGTTACTGTGCACACCTGCTTGATATGCACTTAGCTGACCAGCCAACCGAGGTGGCCCATGAACAACCGAACTGACTCCGCCGCGGCGGATGATTCCGCAGCCGAACCGACCATTACCGCGGCCGTTGCCGCTAAGCACGTGCGCCGGTCGGTGCCGGTGATGAAAGACCGTAAACCGACCGGCGAAATGCGCCTGGCGCCGGTAAGGGCCGACGAGGTGTTTGCCCACAGCCTGCGCGACGGCGTGGTGACGGTGGTCACGGTTGACGGCAAGAAACTCACCGCCGACGCCGATCCTAAATTAATGCCTAAAGCGGCTAAAGCCTGATGACCCTGGGCGAACGCCTCGCCGCGTTGCGGGACGAACAGGGGCTGACCAACGCCCGGCTGGCGGAAGCTGCCGGCGTTAGCGAGGGCACGGTTGGCCAGATTATTAGCGGCGATATCGCCCGGCCACCCGATGAACGGCTGCAGGGCTTTGCCACCGCGCTGGATGTGCCGTTTGAGTCGCTGCGGGATCTGCTGCCGGCCGATCTGCGCGAGGCGACCGGCGCCATTGTGGCCGCCGGGCCGGTGAAGGCGACCAAATTCCGGGTGCGGGTAATCCGCGCCGGGCTGAGCCACAACCATAACTATTACCCGGACACGGCGCTGCGCGAAGGCGCGCCGCTGTTTGACGGCGTGCGCGTGTTTGCCAAGGGCGACCTGGAACACCTGCGCGGCGAGGGTAAGTCCTTTCATAACTTGATTGGTCGGCTGAGTAATCCGCAGTTTTTGCCCGGTAGCGGGACGGACAGCGGCGAGATTCAGGCCGATCTACAACTGCTGGAAGCCGCCGGCGAGGTGACCGCGAAAATCCGCGAGGCCTACGACCGGGGCATGACCGACCTGTTCGGTTTTTCCATCGACGCTAAAGCGACCACCCGCAAGGTATCCGGCCGGGCCGGGCCGCAGCGCCGGGCGGAGAAGTTCCGCGAGGTAGCCAGCGTTGATCTCATTATCTCCCCCGGGGCCGGGGGCGAAATCATCCAACTACTTGAAGCCGCAGCAGGCGATTTAACGGGAGACCCCGATATGGCGTTACGTGAACAGATGCTCAACACCCTGCGCGAGGCGGCCCCGGCCGTTTATGCGCGGATTGATCCGGAAACCATCACCGAGGACGACTTGATTGCCGCCTTTCGCGAGGGGGTATCTCCCGTCGCCGCTGACCAATCCGGCCAGGGCGACGATACCGGCATGACCCGGGTCGAGGCTGAGGAGTTGATCGCCGGCGTGCAGCGAGTGGCCGAAGCACGGGCCGACGCCCGCGATCAGATTATCGCCAGCGGCCTGCCGGCGGCGGTGCAGAGCCGACTGCTCGGGCAGGTAGACGACCTGGGCGAGCGGATTGTTGAGGCCGACGCGGCCGGGCTGATTACCGCCGAGCGCGAGTACCTGGGGCAGTTTGTTGAAAGCGGCCAGATTGCCGGTCTGGGCGATGGCCGCCGCGCCGACGTGACTGACGACCGGGCCGACAAGATTGTA